CGACGTGATAAGTGCTGTTGTGCGAACAACAGTGTACGGTCCCACTGCACGCGGGAGGGGGAGGTGTGATGGGTGGAACGCATCCCAACACGTCAATTGAGCACGCGTAAACTTGGGAGCACCAAACGCGCGAGCAACAGCTTTGCCCGCACCCTGTGCTTGCACCTGATCCGCATTGCTCCTCCTCCCCTTCTTGCCATTCGGCTTGCGTCCGTTCTTCTTCTCTCCTGGCATGGTGTGAGGAAATGCACAGGCCCGTCTTCCAAAATGGTCAGGGCAATTAGCATAAAGAACCAAATCGCGCGTCGCGAGGGGTCACTTAGGACTAATATACACGTCCAAGACGTTAGGTGATGCAAAAATGTTTAGCGGTCGACTTCACTACCTCGGTGCGACGCCAGGGGCCCAAAAGCAAAATGCCTATCTATGGACCACGAGCCAAAATGGCTATGCTAGCGTCCGGTCCAGGTGTGCATGGAGTGGCTCTCCCAATACCCTCCATCTACCGAAGCCACCCAGAATACGTCTGGGCCACGGTACCGTACCATTCAACAGGACCCCTTCCAACCCTAAGCCATTACTAGCATAGGACCAGTGTTGAACCGCACAGCCTGCCACACAGACTGCCGCCCTTGGGACCGGGGCCCTTACGCCCGGGGGTCTCACGTTCATCGCGTTCGGGTGGCCAAACCCTAGCTGGGACCAAATCAGCCCGCGATGTGGCCTTCACCTCAGGGGCGTCCGTCACGCACCCAGCAGGCTCTCACCGCATGAAAACACGCGGCAGAAGAATAAGCCTTAGTCTACGGGCAAGCCCGAAGGATGGGGTCCCCACACCATCCCTGCACACGGAAGGTCGACTGGCAAAGACCTGGAGGATGTGCACGACTAATCTCGGCACCTGGCGTTATCTTCCAGGCGCCCCCCTACTAATTATGCGACGCGAATTAATGGCACACCGGCTTACGCGATGCGCCAAGAAGCGGGGAGAGAAGACCGAAAACCGTCGAAGTCTATCTCTCCCCACCTCCAAGGATACACCTTGAAGCCCTCCAGTTCTTCAGGTGTGGTGGAAAACCCCATCTTGCTCAAAAGGACCAACTCGTCTTCATCTGTGACAGCCAAATTCCGGCTTTCAATCGTGAGCTCAATATCTTTTGCGTCTCCCTCCGCTCTGAACTTCATTTCGTCCAGTCCCAAGCTTCCAATTTCTTTCGCATACTGGAGACATTTACGGGACACCGACGGAACTTTACCTGCAAAATCATATGCCCTGGCAAAGTATGCCGCGGCGGCAACATCCCGTACCTCTTTTGCGCTCACTTCATCCCGGGAAGCCCTTCCGATGGTGGGTGAAACCGAC